AGTTCTCCGATTTGCAGCCAAACCCATCCTTTGAAAAGGTCCAGTCTTGGATCAAATCTGTCAAGGCGGGAAAGGTTGTTCAAGCGGCCGGAAGCCCTAATTGCGGTAAGGGATTACTCCTCCTAGGTAAACCTGGTCACGGCAAGACTACTATTGCCTCTGTGGCCCTCCAGGAGCTTCTGAGGGGTATGTCAGCCGAGGCTTGGGGGTCTCCAAATTTGACCCTTAGGCGTCCAGCCATGTTTATGGACTATCCAAGGCTTCTTCGAGTTCAGAAGGCTCAGTGGTCTGACTTCGATGACAGCATTGAAACTATGATCAATGGGATCTATGGAGACAGTGCCAAAGAGAATGTCGTTCGAACATTTGTTCTAGACGATTTAGGCAAAGAACACCGAACTGCATCAGGTTGGGCAGAAAATACATTTGACGAATTGTTAAGAGCTCGATTTAATTCGGGATTACCAACTATCGTTACAAGTAATACACCTCTTAGCAGGTGGGAAGAGCAATACGGTGCACCAATGGCTAGCTTTGCCTATGAAGCGTTCATCATACTTGAGGTAAACTCTGGAAAGGATCTAAGAAGATGAGGTTTGCAGTGAAGAATTGGCAGTTATCACAACTGTTTCTTTCGGATACAGGCGTGCACGAAGTCGAGCTAGAAACTAAGTCCTTAAAGCTCCGCTGTAACTGCGTAGGTTTTAAAAACAGAAGCTCTTGCAAGCACGTTCGCTTTGTTCGTGAGCGTATGGACCAAAACGGCGGGGTTTATGCAACTCACGTTTCTACCAAAGCTCCAGCAATCGAGGCTAACCTCGCTATGCATTCCCCAGAGGCATTTAGAAACCTCTTAATCAACTACGGCAAGATCGAAGTAGTTTAGTGAAGAACGGGGATATCTCTAACGAGGTTCCTCTTCGGGTAGTAGTAACTCTAGATTGCATTCTTGACAGGTCACCTACTGTCAAGAAGGTTCTAGGCATACCCGTCTTCGGAGAAGAGTCTCAATACAATCGTCAGTCTCTTTCTTTGTTCTGGCGATTTGCGGAGAAACACGGGTACACGTTAGAGTTAGTAGGGTTCGGATATTCAAAAAAAGAGATGGAAGAAGTTTTTGAAGATTTAAATAATCTTGGAACAAACCCATTTAACTACGTGAATAGGTATAACTCTGTAGCAGATCTGGTCGGTGAACTTCCCTATAGACCAGAACTCAAAGGAGTTGTGGACATCCCATCAAGGGGACTAAGGTACGGCAGTAAGTATTTAGAAATCGGGAGGTTGTAGTGGCAGCAGATAATGAGGTGCGGTTACTCTCCCGTGCAATTCGTACCAGAGACATTTCTGTTTTATTAGAAGCCGGTGTACAAGACGACTGGTTCTTTGTTGAAGAAAATAAAGCAGTGTGGAGATTTATTCGTCAACACTGGACAAAGTATCAAGAAGTTCCTACCGGCGTTACCGTATTAGATAACTTTCCTACATATCGTCTTTTAGCAGTAGAAGACAACGTTGATTATTTACTTGATCAGCTAATCGAATATCGTAAACGTCAAAGCACTATCTCAGTAGTGCAAGATGCTTCAGAAGCAATTGCTTCGGGAGATCACAACGCTGCTATTGCAGTTCTTGGTCAAGGAGTAGCAAAGCTTCTTGATGAGGGCGTTAGAGATTCTAATGATCTTGATCTAACCCATGAAGCAACAAAGCGATTTGATGAATACTTAAATGTTAAGACACGACCTAACGGTTTGTTAGGAATTGCCACAGGATTTAAAACTATTGATCAAGCAACTGCCGGTCTACAGCCAGGTCAGTTAATTACTATTATCGCCCCACCTAAAACAGGTAAGTCAGTTCTTGCTTTGCAAGTCGCAGTAAACGTTCACAACGACGGTTATGTTCCTTTGTTCCAATCTTTTGAGATGAACAACATTGAGCAACAACATCGACACGATGCGATGCGTGCTCACATTGCCCACTCTCGGCTGATTCGCGGGGGCCTAACTAAAGAAGAAGAAACTCGATATAAGAAGACTCTCGAAGACATGGAGAGCATGCACAAGTTTTATCTAACAGATGCAGTATCTGCAATGACTGTTACAGGGTTGTCAGCAAAGATTGACAAGCTCCGTCCAGACATTGCATTTGTTGATGGTGTCTACCTAATGTTAGATGAAATAACTGGGGAGCAGAACAGCCCTCAGGCGCTTACAAACATAACTCGAGGCCTTAAGCAACTTGCTATGGCTAAGAAAATTCCTATCGTAATATCAACTCAGGTTCTGTTATGGAAGATGAAGAAACGTCAAGTATCAGCAGATGCTATTGGTTACTCTTCTTCTTTCTATCAAGACTCTGACGTTATCTTGGGACTTCAGAAACAAGATGAAGAAGACGATACTTCCCGTGAATTGCGTATTGTGGCGAGCCGTAACTGCGGACCGGCATCTAGTGATCTGCTTTGGGATTGGGAAGAAGGGAAGTTTGAAGAGTATGGCTCTTTATTCGGTATCAGCACCATTTGATGGAACGCAAGCATGCGCTAGCGAACCTGCAGAGTTGTTTTTTCCTGAGAACTATATTGAGGAGTGGCACACCACTGTAAAGAAGGCAAGAGAAGTATGTAATCGCTGTCCGCTAACGACAGCTTGCTTACAGTACGCACTTACCTATGGAAGAGATTTAGACGGTATCTGGGGAGCTACCACACCGGGACAAAGGCAAGAAATGCTTAGAGGTAAATTACCTACTGGTAGAAAACTTGGAGGAAAAAACAATTGAGTCTAGATCTAAGAGATAAAGACGCTCCTATAGAGGTTTGTATTTGCGGCTCTTTACTATGGAAAGTTCAGGCAATGTTTGAAGAGGGAGAGATCTCTCTGTATATGTTAGATATGGAGTGTGCTTTGTGTGGCGCACTTGCTACAGCACCAACACCACTTGATTATAAGGAGCCTCGAAATGGGTAAAAAAGATAGAGACGAAGAGTTACGTGCACATGGCTACATGACTCCGGGTGAGTTTGTAGATGCTTTGATTCCAGGACTTAAGGAATACTTAAAACATAACTGGGGCTGTAAACCTGATGAGCTGTACCACCCAGAAGATTTGTTTTCTAATGCAGAGATCTACATTCAAGTTGCTAGGCACATAGCCGGTGATTTTATAGTTGCACCAAAAAGGGATTAAATGTACCGCGACGGAGATATTGAGAAGGTACTCCTTCGTCTAGGTGTAGATGGAGTCAGACGTAACCGAGAAGTAATTGCTTTGTGTCCAATGCATTTAGAACGCGTTGGACGTGACGATAACAACCCTTCCTGGTCAATCAATGCAGAAACCGGTGTCCACCATTGCTTCTCCTGTGGATACAAAGGCATCGTGTTGGGACTTGTTGCGGATGTATTAGAGCTTAAGACAAAGTTTGATCGTCCGGATTACGAAGCCGCAAAGGCTTGGCTACAACAAGAGATCGAAGTTGACTTTGAAGAGTTAGCTAAACAACTAGAGGATTTACGTAACGCATACGTAGCTCCTCCTAGACCTGTAGAGATGAGTGAGGCTCGCCTTGCTGTATTTGATGAGGTCCCAGATTGGGCTTTGCAAGCTCGTCACCTAACTCAACAAGCAGCTTGGCATCACGGACTTAAGTGGGACACCAAGCACGATAATTGGATTATCCCAATTAGGAATGCTCAGAGTTCAAAACTTATGGGTTGGCAAGAAAAGGGACAGACAAATCGGACATTTCGTAACAGGCCGGCTGGAGTTCAAAAGTCTCTCACCCTATTTGGTATAGACGCAATCCTTAATACTTCTATGCTCGTAGTTGAGTCTCCACTAGATGTGGTTAAGGTTAGCTCGTCCAGGCTGCAGGTTGGAGCAGTAGCAACTTATGGTGCTTCAGTAAGCCAGGCTCAATTTGATCTGTTTCGGCAAGCAGAGAAGTTGATCTTTGCTTTTGATAATCCTAGGATTGACGCAGCCGGTGAAAAAGCATCTAAAGAGATGTTTGCTAAGTGCAAAGCGGCTGGCATGGAATGTTCGTTCTTTAATTATGCAGGGACAGGCGTAAAAGATATAGGAGATATGAATCGTGAACAGATCGAGTACGGCATCGAAAAGGCTAAACACTTCGTATTTGGTGAACAAGCAATTTACGGAGACTGAAGCTGAGATCAGAGCAAAAATCATTAAAGAGATTGCTCACGTAAGCGAATACTACCGAGGCGGTTCCCCTAAGTCAGCCACTGCTATACTTGTAGAGGTAATGGCTATTGTACGAGGAGGAAACTAATGGCTAACGCTTCTTTAGACTATAACTCTGTAGGAGAGCTTCCAGATCGTTTTTGGGACAAAGTTAACAAGACTGATACCTGTTGGCTTTGGACTGGAAAAATAGATGATGGATATGGTCGTTACTCGATTAACGCAAAGTATTATTTAGTACACCGTCTTGTTGTAGCAAGTTTAAAAGAACCAGTCAACTTAGACATGGTTGTTGATCATATTTGCAAAGTTAGAAATTGTTGTAACCCAGATCATCTTAGGCAGATAACTAAATCTGAAAATAGTAAGAACAGGCAATCTGTTGATCCTGGTTATTGTGTAAATGGGCACCCACTTTTTGATGAGGGGTCTCAAACTCACACAAGCTATCGTAGAACACGTCATAACGGAGAAGAGCCTTCCATTACCTGTAGAGTTTGTAATTCGGTAAAACGACTTATAAATGCGGTCGTGAAAGAAGACTAATGAGTTTTACTGGAAATCTACTGCCCTATCAACCAGAGGCTGTTGAGGCTATGTGTCAACGCAAAAAGATGTTAGTTGCGTATGATCTTGGTTTGGGTAAAACTGTTCTTACAATTGCTGCGATTGAACAGCTTATGGACGAACAGAAGATTATGGAGCCCGGTATAGTTATCTGCCTATCCAGCCTAAAGTATCAATGGGCGGATCAGATAAGGAAATTTACTGATGAGTCTTCAACACCTTTGGTTATTGATGGAACACCAAAGCAAAGAGCAGAGCAATACCACCAAGCATTCGACTGGGGGCATACACTCGTTGATTACGTCATTATTAACTACGAGCAAGTTGTTAACGACTGGGAGTATGTACGACAGCTCCCTACGGGATTCATTATCTGTGACGAAGCAACCGCAATCAAAAGTTTTAGATCCAAACGCTCTAAATACGTAAAGAAACTAAAGAGCGATTATAAGTTTGCTCTTACTGGTACACCGGTAGAAAACGGAAAACCAGAAGAGCTCTACTCAATTATGCAGTTTGTAGACAACAGTCTCTTAGGTCGTTTTGACTTGTTTGATCAAACCTTTATTGTTCGCAATCGTTTTGGTGGAGTAGACCGCTATAGGAACCTCCCACTACTAAATACAACCTTGTCTGCAGCATGTGTACGTAAGCGTCAATCTGACCCGGATGTTGCTCCGTACCTTCCAGAAACAATATTTGCTGAACCTATTTTGATTCAATTTGATTCTGCTGGATCTAAACTTTATAAAAGTATCGCTAATGAGATCTTAGGGGACCTAGATGAAGCTATGGATTCTTATGGCGCTAGCTTTGACATATTTTCTCATTACGGTCAAGCAAACTCTTTTGAGGGCGCAGACGCACTACGTGGAAAAATTATGTCTAAACTAACGTCATTGAGAATGCTTTGTGACCATCCAGAATTACTTCAGTTTTCAGCAGAGT